CGCCAAGATTATTAACGATGAACTTTTCTAAAACACCGGGAAACCCCACTTAGAATAAGAGATATACCTACCAGTAAAAACCAATAAAATAGTAGATCTCATATAATCACCCACCAGCAAAAACTGATAGATTGGGGGCTTGTTCATCCAAAGAACAAAATGAACATCAGAGACTTAACCCTCTCTGACCCGAGAATCCCCCATCATAGTCCGGAGGAGGATTTCGGTAATCCGAAAACAATCATTCCCGCGGATGTATTCCTTGAATATCTCTCAACGCGAAAGAATGAAAGTGTCACGAGTAAACCGGATAAACCCCGGACTCGGACTATGATAGGTATGTTAGCCCCAAATACCAGAACCAACAGCTGTAAAGCTGGTGGTAGGTAAGGCGCCAACAAAGAACCCACAATTATAATCATCTGCAGCCTGTCTATAAAATATTATAGTAGTACTACCTGTCGAAAATTGCGGCAGGAGTTGCAAATAACCAGAAGAAGTGAGTTCACTTTGTTGAGTTGTAGATGTCGTGCTCGAAATATTATTAGCACGCATCTTTAATTGTGTATACTGTGGAACCTCCAACTCAATGGCTCCAGTTTGTGAATTCAACGTAAACACAGCATCAGACAAGGCATTACTTTGCCCAATTGCTGTATTATTAAAATTGACGAAAGGGGCTTGCCCGGTAGAAATATACCTAGCACCCCAAGTGGTGGCAATACCTAAACGATCCCAAGCTTTGACTCTAACTCCACCACGGGAGAAGGCATACAAAGCACTGAAGATTGTAAAGTAATCAGGATTAAAAGTCGGTATCCCGAAAGGACTACCAGCCACAATTAACGGCAGATATAATTGAAAAGGTGCAAAATTAACTGGTTGAGCACTAACGCCAGCCTGAGTATACCACAGGGTGGCTCTTTTCATAAGTTGCCGCAAGCTTGTAACTAATTCACCAGTACAAAATCTCGCAGCAGTAATTGCGTCGTCTGGTGGTTTGGCGCCCATGGCGGTGGCACCAACTGTGACTTGATTACAATGAGCATCATCAAGCCCCAAAGCTTGAGCTTCCCAAACATCATCAAATTGGGCAGCAAAAGTACCGAGAACAGGGATATTTGTAGTAGTCTTATGAACAGCAAATGCCGCATCACTACCCATACATCCCTCGAGCAAAACTTCAATGGTCTGGGCACAAGTAGTTGGAGCACGTAAAGGATTCAAAATGTAAATCCCAAATACTCCAGTACTACCAGTAGCCCAAGGAGTGACAGACACATACGGAATACAAAAAGTAAACTCATTGTTTAACCGCACATCCACCACTTCCTTATAAATCCGTTCAGAATCATTCAAATTAGCTGGGGCAGCATTTAAGCCTGGAAACCAGGCTATAACTAAACGCCCTGAATGAAACTCAGTTTTGACAAACTTGAGTGTAAAACACATTGAACCACGCCATTGAAGCAAAAATTGTCTAAGATATGAAACGGGTGAATTCAGGGTAACTGTATGGTTAACAGTGCCATCAGAAACGCTAACATCTTGACTGATATTTATTGGATCAGTTAAAAAGGAATACAAAAGTGTTCCAGATGCAGCGGTATCCACCCAAGAAAATCTCGTAAAATATGTGGAGCGCATGGCAACGGAAGATATAGACATTTCATCCAAATCCGTACCAAAAGCCCCAGGTAGAGCTTCAACAGCATTATCAGAAAAGAAACCAAAAGAAAGAGAATTATCGACAGCATTAACGTTATTAATAAACGGAGTCTTCTGCATCAACATCTTCTTAACTGGTGCAGATTGCCTAGGATTAGCAAAACCTAAGGCTGCAGCAGCTTCGCTCATAATCCCAGCAACCCAAGAAACAGGGGCTGCTACAGACGAGAGTAAAGGTACACGACTCAAAATGGTAGCTGCCTTAGCAACTCGACCGAATATAATTGATGGTTGAGGTAAACCAGCAGCTGATAGTTCATCATCGCTAACAGCTTGTGCTTCAAAAACATCATCACTTTGGGCCGTAAATGTTGTAGGATACATTAGTTCAGTATCTTCAAAATGCATCCAATAAGTCACAGGAACAGTGGTATCACCTGTTGGTGAAACCAAAGGACTATAAACAAATATTTTAAACTGCCCAAGTTGTGTTTTGGCACCATTAAGCTGATATGCCTCATAGGGGTAAATAAACGGAACACGCAAGATTGCTTCAGTCTGAGATCCAGCATCAACTTCCACTCGTGGGAGTTGAGAGGCAAAAACCAAGTTAGAAACAGCAGTATTATACCTGTCACCAGATAAATAAAATATATCTGGTACATAAACAACCATCAAACGACCTTGCATAAATCGTTGACAATTGAGTGTAATTCGCAAGACGAACGTACCTCTGAAACCAAGAAAGCCACTCATTTTATCTGACATCATTACTGAATTAATCAGCGTAGAAGGATTATTGATAGTGGCTAACACAGTAGCAGAAGTCTGGGCTATAGTCCAATTAACGTTCGCCATGACAGGTCGAGAAAGGAAATCCTTAAGCTCGTGAGTTCTCTGCTCACGTAAGGAATTAGTAAGTAACCGGTTATAATCAAGCGGTCGATCAATCGTATGTTGAACGACCGTTTCGTCATTGTAGAAAGTAGCAGTTTCCTGCACCTCTACTGATACATTAGTATCATTTGCATTATTATTAGATGTAGATTCAGTAAGTGGAAATAACTTCACACAGGGCCCACTCAGACCACTGTATTGACAATTGGGTTTCCTGGATATAGTTGGGGCTGCCAACAGGCGATCCTGGAAGTAAGACTAAATAGCCCCGCCTTGTGTCGCCTAACGCGACGTACCACCCTTTGCCCGTCAAGGCACCCAATAAATTACCGGGTGGTACGAAGATCGAATAGACTACCAGATCTCCTTACTACTAAGAGCAACCATCCGGTTGCTCTCGTAGGAGGAGAACTGAGGGGAGAAGCCAATCTTCTTCTTGGCTGCATCAATTATCTTAGGAGCCCACTGATCGTAGACTACTTTATCATGAAGACCCAATTCCATTAATGCCACATTAACATTATCTTTAACAATAATCATGGACTCTTTTGTATTCTTAGTCCAATATGGCATTTCTAAGATTGTCTCCAAACTAAGTGGTGCCAACCACTTACCCAACTCTTTATCATACCTAAAGGAGCGTTTCAAAAAACTCACTTCCTCAAGATCCCTACAAGGTGGAGCTTTATCTCCAACTAATTTACCTTCATCAGTGTAGATATACCCTATCTTTAACATAGCTTCAGTTATAGTATGTTGATTAAAAAAATGAATGGCGTCATCTGAAATAGAATAAACGCCATCATCCCCATAAACACGAGCACACACTTTTTCACGGAAAAACTGAATACCATGTAAACCCAATCTACTCGTAATTACAAACACATACATCATGAGCATGACATGTAAAATAGTATTAACTATAGTTGTCGCTGGATGGCCAGAGGATAACGAACTGATCCACTGTATAATCTCTCCCCCAAAAATATGGAAAGAGAAAACAACTTCATACCAGAGAATCTCTCTAATATTTTTATTTTCGTCACTATCATCATACCATTTATTTATCAGGTCGAGGATAGCCCACAAAAATTCAATTTGTTGTTTTTTATCAAATTGAGAAAAATCTCCAGCAACAACACTTTTGAACCGACTAAGATCTTTAGCTAAAGTATGCCACTCTTCAGAACGTGGATTTATCCCGACACAACTTCCAGTCGAGCCACGATGCCGCATAAGGAAAATACAAAAGTCAAGGAAATACATCCTAAAAACTATAGTATAATCCAAAGCACACCCTGAAATCATACGGGTTTTCATGGCAAGAGCTTTCTCAATAGGTCTTCTCTCATCCTTTGGAAAGTCCGTAAATAAGTGGAGTAGACGAACATTATCTTTCGCCTTATTAACGATGTGTACCACTCTATCACGGAGTTCAGATACTTGGGGATTATCTAACTCGTAATCTCCTTCTGAGCCAAACCACCACGTTTTTCCAGGAGAATTTTGCGGTTTCTGTAAAATGTATGGATATCCTGGGGAAGTATCCCTAGGTATACCATCACAATAATCTAAACCCACAATGCCGACAATAGCCTCATCAAAAGTAAAAATACCACGATCTCGCCTAAAATGCGAGTTCTCATTGATATTAAACAAATAAGAAGCATAATCTTCACTAATTGCACCAAGAAGATCAACATCGACACGAGTTTTATTTGAACAATAACCAGACAAACCAACATGGCGCGGATCAATACCACATGGATCTAAAGGTCTTAAGAACGCTGGGCGCGTTTTACTTGAACCCCAAATACCATATAGTGGACTCCTAATTATTTTTGAAATACCACCACACGGGGCAACCTTATCAGTGGTTGCAACAGGGATTTGGAAGGGATTGTCATAAGATATAGAGGACGACTGAGCTTCCATCATGACCTCGTCTGGTTCATTTATTATTGGCTTATCAGCAAAGAGACTAGCAATTTCATCCGCGAATTCTCGCGTGATGATTGTACCAGCACCTTCACTATTATTAAATCCGGCTAAATGAACGCCTACAATCTTCGCGGGGGTAACAGCCGAGTTGTTTAATAAAATGAATGAACCACAATCGCCTGGCATTGTTGAAAAATGATATTTAACGACATCTTTAACAGTGTAATAAACAGCATTTCTTTCACCGTTAACCGTTTTCGAAACGGGTATCTCACGGTCAAAGACATATGCTGGACCACACTCTATACGCCAGCTATGGTCATTCTCCAAAATACACAAATTTACCAATTTATCAAAAGGTTTGGACCACGTAGCTTTACTAATAAACTTACGTCTAATATCAGAATGAGGCTTAATGGAACGATCAAAACGCACAGCATAGAGATCTTTAGCTTCCATCTCTTTAGTGTATGTACCACTAAGAAACTCTTTAATCGAAACAGTGAAACATGTTTGTTCAGTCCATTAACAAACCGAACATTCTTATCCTCTGAAAGTTTACCTGCTTTCAACCATAACTTAACCACCTTATAGTAGTGTAATGGCATGACAGCAATTGTACCACATAAAAAGAAAATAGAACCAATACTTTTATCATTTGGTCCAAGATCATGGATACGGTAAACATTTCGCTGGAGCAGACTCCTCGCAAGAAGCAAAGAATTCTCATCTGCTCCGCCTTGAGCTATCCAGAACTTACGTTCTGGATAAAATTTGAACAATGTGTCACCAGTATTGCTTTGACCCTGATACACAACATTCTCGTCATGTCTATGAACTAGTGTCCTAAATTTGGACCGATTACTCTTCTTTCCTCGGCCTTTAGAACCACTAGCCATTTCAGCTTCTAGTGACTCTTCTTCATCCGGAGTTAGTACATCCTCTTTATGCACATAAAAACTTTCAGATTTATGGGCACTCCTATTTCGATAGGGAGCTATATTGTAAATTTCATCAAAGTCGGTCTGTTTTTGACCAGAAGCTTTAACATCAAGAGACTCATCTTCATCTGAATCTCTATCGTTAAACATCTTCACCATCTTATAAATTCCATATGAAACTCCAACAACAACGCCAAGGATAGCCAAACCTTTGACGATAGCGCCTTTATCACTACGCAAATAGCGTTTGACCTTTTGACCAAAAGTATTTTCAGCTTTCTCAAAATCTTCAAAGGCATCTTTAACTTCAGCATACCAGTTCTGAGAAATGTTACTTCTAATTTCACTATAAAGCTCATTCCTGAACTCTTCAAGTTCAATTTCAGTAACTAAAGCAGGCAAAATGGCACAATATGCATTAACTTCTTCTAAATCCTCATTTTTGATAGCCAGTTCAATATCTCTCACTAAATCAGGCAAAAGCCTAGAAAGGGAGAAAATGACAACTGAATATTTCTGTTCACGAGACTTATATAGCAAGTCAAAATCGTTCCAAAAATATTTATCATGATTATGAACTAACGCAATAAACGAATCCATCGCATCAGTAAAAATTTTCCAAGCAACTGTGCTACGACCAAACCAGATACAATGATCCCACCATTTATCCAAGCTGCCATCACCCCAAACGGCTGTCCTATTCTTGCCCTTCTTAATTTTATCAAGAAGCCTTTTAGTAGAAATAGGCCTAACTGTAGAGGTATCTGAGGCAGAATCCAGAAAAGAATCATCTTCAAAACCCTCAGGCATCTCCATATCTAATGCTGGTGAATCTTCAGAAGAATCATAATTTCCAGATTGAGCTTGGAAAAACTTCTGATCATCATCACACCAGGTATCAACAAAGGTTCTAAGTTTACCATTATATGTTTGGCCCTTTTTATCACGGGCACAATAAGATTCAATAAGTTGATTAGCAACTTGGTAAAAATTGAACTTACGACCTGTTAACCTGGTCTCAGTACCATTCCACTCCAACTCATGGAATTCATAAATTTTAAGCTCTAGCGGGTTGTTACCAATAGGACCAACCTTAAATCGGTCAATCACCCTATCATCAAGTGAGCCATTAGTGGTACCTTCCTTAGAAAATTCAACAGAAGGAACCACCTTATATGAATGAGTAAACCTACGACCAACTGCAGCAGGACAAACAACTGATCTAGCATTCTGCAAACCACTAAGGTTTGAGGTACATAAAATGAATTTACTACTAAAAGTAGTCTTGCCTTTGTTCTCCAAAGAAGCCATATGTAAGGCATAAGGAAAAACATTGGTAGCACGAACTATATTCATTAATTCACCATCTGGATCAGAATCACTATCACGAGCTTGAAGAAAATCATCAAAAATAGTGGCAATTTGACCTTGATAGCCATCCCAAAACTTTTGTTCTGCCGTCCTAGAGTACACATAATCTTCAGGACTCTTTTGGAATTGCATCTTTTCATTATCTTCCAAGACCTTCGACAAAACAGCATATATCAGTGGCATAGTAACTGTACTTTTACCGCAACCTGTACTACCAGTCAAAAAGACTGTAACAGGTTCCATTCTGGGTGAATTACCGCCTATATTTGCCTGTTCAAACTGAACAACAAGCTTCCGAATAAGAGAAAGGTACCTCGTAACAGCAGCTTTAACGGCCGCATTCTCAGAGGCATTACTTTTAACTAGGAAAAATCTATTACCTTGTTTCTCAAGCTCCATAACCCTGTTGTAATTATATAAATCAATCTTCCAACTGGGTTTACGGGCTTCATTGATAATAGATTCAACTTTAAGACACCAATCTCGCACTTCGGGAAATAATCCTTCAAAAGCATAAATTGGTCCCATACCAAGAAATTCCGTTCGAACAAAGTTAATTGCCTCTTGCATCAATTGAATAACAAATCCTATACCCTTATGAATCCCTTCATGGGAACGAGACAAGAGGCTACTGGTAGCAAGAAACTTATCAAGTTTCTTGCCTTCAGGAGCTTTTCCAACACTACAAATAGTTAGCATAACAATCAACAACTTTGATAAAGAACCCTCAACTTCATCGACACAGGAAAGTTGAGCTTCATAAACAACCTCTTCGGGCTTAGAATGGTTCTTTAACATATCTTTAAGCAAGATATTAATCGACGTAACAGTCACATTGACATCTTTGAGAGCCAATTGAATAGTACTTGGATCCGCGAATGCGTAGAAAGCCATAGTCAAAAGACTTAATACAGCACCAACTTGAAGAACTATTTTAAGGGCACGCTTTATTGTAACAATGTCGTCCACAATATTACCCTTGATCAAATTTTTAACCTTAATTATCAAATAAGTAATCGTTGTCCATAAAACAATGGGCAAAACAACGTTCTTAAAGAAAAATTGTATCTTATCCCACGCGCCTTCCATAAGATCGCGTGTTGTATTCAGGTCCCTAGTGATTTTATCACCAAATTCCATCATCTTTTCTTTCAACTCATTATCAAGAGAAATTTTATGTTTGAATGTCCAATTGGAAAAGAAGGAAGAAAAACTTCCAACATTTTCTTCTTCATCATCCATCTGAGCTTCATAAACTTTATTATCATCATCGAAGCTAGCATAGTTCTTTTCTTTATCAGCAGACCCACTCTGCTTTACATTATTACGACTGGTGGCAGAACCAATGCCCCCAGGCGAAGCGCTTATTAAACGA